TGCACCTTTGATCAAGGAGCAGGTATACGGAAAGTCCAAGAGTGGTTGAGAGAAGGGAAAAGTTGCTCGTCGATTGATCTGACGTCCGCAACTGATCTCTTCCCACTCGAGTTTCAGAAGAATGCGCTACTTAAGATGGTCACTCTCTTTCAAGGGAGGTCACACATCTATATCACGTCGCTGAAGTGGCACTTAGAGCTATTCACGTTCATATCCAGGGGAGAATGCCTCCTCCCGGAAGATATGTCCGATGCTCTAAAATTATCACGCGGGACAACACACCGCTGGAAGACCGGCCAACCCTTGGGTACGTATCCCTCTTTTGGGATATTTGCCCTCGGGCACGCGGCACTTGCACTTCGTGCATGCGCCGAGGTTGGGGTCTCAGCAGTAGAAGCTCCGGGCTGCTTCGTCATTCTCGGTGGTGGCCGTGTCATTAACATAAATAACATCGCTAGTCAGTATCAAGAACTTCTTGGTACCCTAGGTGCGAAGATTTCGGATGGAAAATCCATCTTCAAGTCTTCAACCCTTGCGGAGTTTGCTGGTAAGGTTATTACACGTACTGAGGCTTTCTACAAGCCGAAGTACTTGCCTGTTACTGATAAGACCTGCGTGTCTCTAGTAGACACGTTCGGTCCTAAAGTAACTCGGTGTTATAACCTGTTTCAGCGGGCCATAGTCTCTCTCCCATTCCCTGTTGGGCGCGAGCTCAACAGTGACGGCTTTCCTTTGAAGGATCGCTATGAATGGATGATGCGTCTGGAATCCATGGAGATGGATAAAAGACGAGTCATTGGTCCTTCGGATTCACTCCGGAGGAAGATAGAGTTAGACCATGTTTCAGATCGACCAGATCTGAATGTGTATTCTGAGTTACCACTAGTCATTGGCTATGCCGGGTTCAAACCCGGACCGGCTGATGACGTGTTCTTTTCGAGAAACCATGAGTTGAGGTCGATCTGGCGATCGTTCCCTTCTTATGTCAACCCGAAGAGCGCAATGAGGTACTCTTACTACACGCCCTCGTCGTGGACGAGGAAAGCTCGAACAGTCCTCCCATCTCG